CCCGAGGTTTTTCGGGAGGTTGCTGAACGCAGAGTGCTGCATGAGCATTGTGTCAGCTACGTTCGTCGGGAGGATCCCCCAATGACGGAAGATATACTGGAGATCGTAGTTGAAGTTTTGTCCGACCAGGAGGACATTGGGGTGCATTAGTATTTCGATCATTCGATTTACTAGCACTGTCTCTTCAGTAGCCCCCCAAAACCCTTCAGGATTACGGATAGGGCACAATTGAATGCAGATCCCTTCTGTAGCGGACCATGCAAAAGAAATGCAGGTAATATGCCCACCACGTGTTTCAATGTCACAGGAGAGTGGGGTATCGGGGCGGGCTAAATGGACTTCACTTATCCAGTCGAGTTTGTCGAGGATTGTATTCAGCCATTGGCCGGAGTTATCAACCGCGATTAACAATTTGTAATCCCGGTGAAAAACTCCCGGAGCCAGCGAGTTGGCTTTAACTCTTTTCAAATCGTGCAGCATCCACGGACGGCGAGCATATTGCGTATGGATGATATCGCTACGCAGTGTCGGGATGACCTTGTAGCCAGGAGTGAGCACGCTATCCATGATGGACGAGCGGTAGTTGAAGCTGGAGGTAACTCCGGTCAGAGCGAATAGGGCCAAATCCCCGACCGTGCAGATAACGTTAGGTTTGACTAGTTCCACTTCCTCGCGCAGGGCTATGCACGCATCGTAGAGCTTCTGCGTGATGTAGTGCCCCTGAAAAAACACGTGATTCGGCTGACGGTCCTTCTTCTTGTCGATAATGTTGAGTTCGTTTGGGTAGCTGCGGGTCTTGAGTACGAGAGTTAAGTAACAATCATCTCGCCGGATACCCGCATCGGACAGTAATTTACTGAGCTCGAAACCTCCGCCTCCTATAAAAGGCTCCCCCCGCCGTAAACACATTTCATGTGCGAAGTCTCCTACAACCATTATCTTAGCATTCTTCGGCCCCGAAGGCCGCACCATCATTTGAGCCATTGTAATTCCTAAATTAGCTTTTCGCGGAGTACCCTATTACACAACATTTTTCCAGAGTCCGCTGGCAGAGGTTACGCACTGCAATCAGCTGGAGACGCAGAGTATCCGAGAGGTAAAAATCAGGCAGATCTGGGTCCATCATCAGAGAATCCGGGTCAGTCGTAACCAGCACCAGCTTGGAGTTCCACTTTCTGAGGCGATATTCAGGATGATCCATCACGCTACTCCTTCAGCTGGTTGAGTTCTGCCATCAGTGCTTTACCCTGCTCTGCCGGGTCGACGTTGGTTAGTCCTTGGAGACGTTGCAGGCAGATTCCGTAGTAAGTGCTGTTTTGCTCCAGCCCAGTAGCCAAGCACTTAGCAGCATGAGCAGCGGGAAAAATAGTACCACTCCCAGCGAAACTATCAAGCACACGATCACCAGGTCGCGCACTGCGCTTAAGCAAATCAGAGTACAAAGCCACAGGCTTTTGTGCACCGTGGGTTGTGTTTGCATCAGCAAAAGTCGTGACAACATCAGGATAGATACCTGTGGTTTTCTTCTTGCCCTTGATTGCATAGAGGATCATCTCCCACTGTCGACGGGGGCCATTTTCAGGATGGGGGACTCGGCCGGAATTTGGCTTGGTGCAAATGAATGGAGTACGCGTAACCCACCAACCAGCCCCTTGCATGATTCGTTTGAGTTCGTGAAAGTTGTCAATATCGCAGAAGACGTAGGCGTGGGCTTCTTGTTTGGCAACTCGGTAGGCAAGCGGAGCCCAGTCTTGCATGAGAACACGCCACGACTCATAGTCGTCTTTATAATGGTGTTCGATGCCTCCGAGTTTGCCAGCGCCATCTCCGAATTCATCCGCGCCCATTCCATAAGGTGGATCAGTGAGTATGACATCAAATTGCTCCGGGTCGCTGGTTAGCATCCACGAAAGGCAATTGGTATTAAAAACCTTGTGGGATTCGTGGGAGAGGGTGGAACCTACGCGTTTGGCGAGGTCGGCGTATTTGCGGGTTTCCTCTTGCTTCTTCAGTATCTTAAAGGCTTCCTCAGTGTTTTTTGCTTTCGCAATCTCTGGGATATGAAGATACTGACTGACGATAATGTCCTTTCGTACTGTGTTTTGGAAATTTCCGTCCGATCTTCCCTTGACTTCGACTGCTGTATCAGCCACTGTATGGACCCTTCCCTCCGCGTGAGCCTGCTTACTGCGTAGGTTATGGAGCCTCGACAGTGCCGCAGCTCGCTCTTGCCACGTAAGGTCCTTGCGATGCAGATTTTCTTCCAGCTCCGCTTCTTCCGCTTCAAGTGGTGAGAGCTGTCCGAGGGTGACATATGGTAGGAAACCATCAGGAATTACCTCTCCGTTGTATTTGATCGTACCTCCGAGCATGCGCACCTCATCGATAGCGCGCATCCGACGCTCACCGGCCACGAGGACCATAGCGCCATCCCGTTCCCGTAGGACAATGGCATGCATGAGGCCACGGGCGCGGATCCCCGCAGCTAGCTCTTGCAAAGCTTGGGATTCAAATTCGCGCCGTTGTCGGTTGCTGTCAATAACTATGTCGCCCGTTTTAATTAGCTGTGCTGTCATTGCTGTTGTTCCTGCTGTTGAGGGTTTCAGCTAGAAAGGCCACCGAAGTGACCTTGAATTGAGTTTCTAACTTCATCCCCCCGCACCATGTAACGACGCCACAAACGTCACGAAAAACACCATGATAAACCCACACCACCAGAGCCAGTGGGCTTTTATCTCTGCCAGCAACAACACCGCGATGAAAATGGCTAACATTATCCCCTCCTCAGTAAGAACCCCCGAGTTACCGGGGGCCGTTGCAACGAGTTTTGTTACTGGGGGTTGCTTAACCCAGGCTGGTTACTGCATCCACTTGCGCGTAGACAATCTCCGGGTCGTTCTTGTCCGGGCGATGGCCGACTTTGACCTTAGCCATGCGGCCGGGGAGCTGGTTGAAGGAGAATTCGACTGACGGATCGTTGAGGCCGGTAGCTGCACGCAAGCGGCCGAGGGCCACGTTCTTTCCTTCACCCATGTCGATAGCACCGTCGGGGGTGAGGTCCAGCATGATGCCTTGGCGAGCGGTGACGACATCACGGCCAGTTGTGGCTTTGGCTTCGTCATCTTCGATTGCCCAGGTTACGTCGAGGGCCACGCCAGTTTTCGTACCATCGCCGGATTGCCATTGACGTGCTGCGATCTTGTCGATAACGCCAGGGAATTCGCCTACTGGACACGGAACGACTTTGGTGGAGTTGGAACCGGTTACTGCGGAATTCAAGAATGAGTCAGCGTCGAACATTTTGATAGCCTCGGAAATTAAGAGAGTTTGTAACATTTACGGATGCTCGCATCCTAGGGAAACTATATTACCGATTGGGGCTAGTTAATAGCCAGTTTTGCTAGTATTTACTCACCTCCTGTCAGGGTTAGGGTAGTTATTACCCGCGATTACTATTTGTTAATCGCGGTTGATTACTCGCTGAATTAGATCACCCCACCACGAGACACCCACTTGTTAATGATGGGTTTGAAATCTGCCGGAAGTTTTTCGGAAATGGTGAGGTTACGCGTTTTTACATCCGCCTGCGCCGAGCCCGTATTCCAGGTGAAACTCGAACCAGTGCGCTCGGTCAAGATACAGTCTGAAAACATCGGGGGGAGTTTAGGGGCTAATTTAGCTCCCAGAGTGCTGACCATAAGCTTGATACCGCCTAACACTTCATCCTTCTCACGTTCTACGTGGGCAATCAAAATAAAGTGACATTTGCAGGCATCCGTCCACAATCGAATAATCTGCTCGATCTGCTGTTGAGCTATGCCCCAATCGCTGATATTGCGAACCGGTTTGTTGCCAACGACCAAAGACATAGCCATATGAGCTAACCCCGCCATACCATCGATAACTAGGACTTTGTCCGTGCCCCACTCATCGACAGCCCCGTAATTCTTCCCCGTGCGGTCATCCTTGAAGTTATTCAGGATTTCCAACATGTGAATGAATCGATTGTGCTTACTACGGTTCGGGTCATTAGCCTTTGCCAAAGTTTCCAATGACATCGTGTTGACCCGTTTTGCATTCTCCAACAAATCGGTGAAGGATGCTTTCGCAGCGGCCAGCTGGTGCCAATGGAAGTTTTCCGGAACTGGTTTTCCTTTATCCTTCCAATATCCCTGTAGAGTTTCCAGCCCCGGTTCCAGGCCAAGATAGAACACTTGTAGGTCAGGGGAGGCTTCCACCAACGTCCCGATACTGTGAGTTTTCCCAGTACCCGCCGGACCCATCAAGAGTACATTGACCCCCGACAGGGCAATCTCGTCAGCAACTTTAATTTCTTCAGTCATATTTATTATCCGCGTCAATTTCCAGGTAAATGCCGTCGAAAGTCGATCTCCCTTTCAATAGCCCTTCCGCGTAATAACGCTTGCCATCAGTGAAAGCCAAGCGCGCGGTATTCATAGTAAAAATCTGGCCTTCCCATACTAGCTTCACTTGAAGATGCTGACGTTCGAGAGGGATGCCCATCAGCCATTCGGCTAGCTCCCCTATTGACATGTTGTCCTCTTCAGGCTCTTTCCAGCTTTCTGTCATTTTCCTTATCCCATAGTCGTAAGTGAAGGGCGAATTCCCTTTTGATAACTTCATCCGGCAAGATAGCAGTGAGTTCTGGTTCCCAATTGAGCATCAGAGAGCCTGCGATTGTATAGCGAGATTTGCCATGCTTTTCGCAGTAACCACCAACAATCCGCCAATCCGCCATTGAATTCAACACGGGCATCCTCGCCCAAATCTCCCCACAGCATGGGCAGAACATCACGTAAGGGACAGGCTGCTGGGCTTCCCCGTGGATGAATCGGGTGTGATCTTCAGAGGAGCCTAGATACTGATCGTGGATGTAGAACTGGCGGAAGAAGGGCATGTCACATCAGACCTTTGAGTTCTTCCCCGAGGGCTTGCCCATCGCCAGAAAGCACGCCAGGCAGCATAGGTGCCACTGGGGCTCCTTCGGGGCGTTCGAATCCCCATTTTCTTTCATAGTCAGCCACGCTGATTTCAGCACGCTCGAGGGGATCCCACACACGCTGCACAAAGTGCGCCGGGAGCCACTCTTCGGGATTACTGGATTTGCAGATTCTTTGGAATTGGCATCCCCCGTATTCTGTGCACGCTCCGTCGATGTCATAGTCCCAGTACCCCTCTTCCCAGCAAGCTATCATTCGTTTGATATCTCTGAGTGTCTGCTTCTCCCACAGGGCGATTTCATGAGGGCTACGGTAGGTCGGGACTTCCATCGTGTCATACTTGGTCTTGAGGATGGAGATACCACGGACGATAGTGCCCTGGGGTTTGATGCCTTGCTGGAGGAGAGCCCAGTTGTAGCCGGTGAACTGACTGTTCCCACTGATAGAAATGTTCCCATTCAGGCGTGTGAGCAGGTAACCTTCAGGGACAGTTACACAGTAAACTAATCCCTTATAAGGTACATTTTGCAATTTGACTGATTTGAGGGTCCGGT